CTGGTCAGTACCTATGATGGTGGTTTCATCTATTATATAGGAGAACCTGGGTATTTATACTTAGGTAATTATACTTAGGTAAATATACTTAGGTATTAATACTTAGGTAGTTATACTTAGGCATTAATACTTAGGTGTTTATACCTAGGTAATAGTACTTAGTTATTTATACTTAGGTGTTTATACTCATAGGCAAAAATACTTATTAGTTTGGCTTATATTAAATATAACGTAAAATAATATTAAAGCAAACTCCTGGGTAATTATACCTACAGGAAATCCTGACAATACAGATAGTCATAGGTATAAATACTCACCCCGCAAGGTAGTAAAACATATGTACTACTACCAAGTGGTAGACGTAAGTATAAATACTCAACCATTCGGGGAGTGGTACTAATGTACTACTACTTTCCCCGAGTGGTACTAATGTACTACTATCAAGAAGTAGTAGTACTAATGTACTATCAGTAGTACAAATGTACCCCTTCGGGGGGTAGCCAGTGCCTCAGACGATCTAAATACCCAACAGAAAATTATACCAAAATTAAAGACACCCTACTTAGCCCCCCGAAATGTGGAGAGAAGTACAACCACTTCCACTACAAATAGAATGGTTATTATTGTGTTGAGTATTTGCATATATAGTATAGATAGCAAGACTTAGTGGACCTATTATTCTTAATAGGAGTAGAATTGTTAAGATCTTTTTAAAGGTATTCAAGGTGTAGAGGAGGGATAGTTTCAAAAGGATCGTAGAGTTATTACGATAGGCGAAAGGGGAGAAAAACAATCTCCCCCTTCTTTGACCGCTGTTTCCACACACGGGACGCACCACTTCCCCGTGTATAATGAGGTGGTTAAATTAAATCCAAGTAGGCAAGGGCTTCCCTGTTGTCTTTCCTCTTGCTTCTTGTCTTTGTTGGAGGTTCATACCGAACACCATATGGTTGGCTGCTGCTTGAGGGTTATCCTTCCACTCTTCTTCTAAATCCAACCACTCTTGATCTCTTCTTGTCTTTATGGCGTCTTTAGCTGAGATAGCTAAGGCATCGGTAAACCATTTAACCCCTTGGGCAAGGCTATCGATTCTGTCATCGTGTTTAACGGCCCCTTTTTCCCTGCACATCCTGGAGATTTGGTATCCAAGCATATATTGGAATCTAGTTTCAGTTGGCCTCTCAGCACCCGATTCATAATCCCACTTAATAACCTTGGGGTCAACAACCAGCCTGTGCTGATTAAAGCAAGGCTCAAGACTGTCAATGATACGATCTTCTTTCCTGACATTAGCTCTAGTTTCCTCTATGTTAATTAGTGTTTTAGTGTTGATACAATGTTTACGGAATAGCTCTGATACTATCCCATCTCCAAAGTTACTCTCAATGAGTAGAGTGGAGGCTTTATACTTTCTACAAAGTTTAAGGATGTCTAATAATGTATTGTCTGAATAACCGTCTGTAGAGGCGTAGATTTCATGTAAATACATTATCCCATTCAACTGGGAAATAAAGCAGGCTACAGTCTCATCTGAGCCCCTTCCAGAGGGGTCTACAGAGCAAATAGTTTCACTATACTCTTGCCACTCCCCCTGAGTTTGCATTGGTTTGTAATAATAGTCCCCTGGAAGTCCTACACAGGGCAGGTCTTTAAGGATATTATCAGGATCAGAGCACCATATTATGTTTTCTGGTGCGTGGGTCGGATTGACGGGAGTAACGATGAGATCGGCAAATTTGAGAGGAAACTTCTCAGCATCAGAGAGAGAAGTATCCAACATAAACTGTAGCATAAAGTTACTACGACCCATAGCACTCTCACGCTCCAAGAGATCCTCTTCAAGAAATCTTGTATCCGTTGGTTTCCAAGCGAGATCTGTTTCATTGTTTAAGTCAGCTGCAAGCTGTGGTGAGAGTAAACCATCATACATAGCCACCTTTCGAGGGTATCTAGCAGGCCATACAAATGGCTTATAGTTACGCTCTCGGAGCTTGTTATAGACGGTAAAAGTAGTCTGAGGAGTTCCAAGGAACATGATGCGAGAATCAGGCTTAGGAGTGAGAATAGACTCACACTCAGTAACAAGTTGAAGTAATTTTTCACGTTGTAGCTCGGTCATACTGTTATTAGGGACTTCTACATCATCTAATACCATCAAATCAGCACGGCTTCCCGTTAACTGACCTGTAATACCCACAGACTTAACTGAAGGTGCTTGGTGAGGTGCAGCTGGCCCTACATCGAAGGATACTCTTGACCACCTTTGGTCATCATTCTTAGGCTTTAACTGGCTCATCCAAGGGACTTCCAGTATTAATCGTTGACAGAAGATTGAGAATGAGTCGGCTCTATCCTTAGAAGCCGATACAACCATGATCTTCTTATTCGGGTCGTTATATAACGTCCAAAGAACAAAAGCCGCAGTAATCCAAGATTTACCAACACCTCGAAAAGCTTGAATTTGGAGTCTCTTGGGTCCATTTTGTAAATATTCAGCAATACAGAGTTGTGCTCTAGTAGGTTGTGGAAGGTCTAAGTGTGTCCACACAGCTGTAAGGAAGAACCTGAAGTCCTCCCTTAGCTGATCATATATTGTCTTATGTTTTTTCTTCATTCTATCCAAGTAAGGATACGTTGTTCTCTAAAAGGGTCTGGCGGGAAGTTATCCCTAAACCAATCTAGCCAGAGTTGACTTCCTTTATTCTGATTACATTTGCGACAAGCGGGAACACAGTTCCTAGTAATATTAGTACCTCCCATAGATCTGGGATGTACATGGTCAATGGTAAGATCATGTTCTCGATGCCTTTGTCCACAATAAATACATTCATAATTGTTTGCCTCTTTAATAGCTTTTCTCCATAGCCGCTTTGCTTCAGCTGACTGCATAGCTAAAAGATTGATAAGATAGTGTTCAGAAGTTGGAAGTATTGGTGTCATTTTTTACTGCGATTACGTGCTCTGTTTGTCGATGGATCTTCCCGTACTAAGGTACCTTTCGAGGTATGCGAGTAGTCTTTTCCACCTTTACCATAGTTACCATCCTTACGTCTGGCACGATTTAGTTCGGCACGATAATTCTTATTTGCAGTAGATTTATTCCTTTTACGTTGTGCTGCATTTTTCTTTGCCTTAGAAGCGGGATTATCTCTATAATTCCGTGCGCTTCGTTTCAGCTTGCTGCGGGGCATTGCTTTGGGAGCCATTATCTATGCACCGCTTTCTGTACAGCCTCAAAATCTACCTTTGGCATTAGGTCTGCTAATTTACCCAAAGGTGATTCATCAAAACCAATACCAGTGATGTCATTCTTATATAACCAGTCCGTAGCAGCTTTAAGGTCTGCGGTGGTAGCTTCGCCAGATTTGATACGGTCAATCAGTTCTACAGTTACAAGATTATGTAATGCATTAAACTGATCCTCTGTGGCTCGTTTATCCATTATGTAAATACTTTTTTATTTGTAAATAACTGCTGTTCAATAAAATCTACAGCCTTATCATCAACAACGTTATCAGTAGTTGACACTAGCTTGCGTAGAATATCAATAAGTAGTTTTTTAACAGAATCGGAAGTAGCAAAAGCCATTAGTATTGGCTTAATTAGTAGAATCATTTGTCATTAGTGGGTTTAATTGGACAATCGTACTCTCGTTTACTCCAAGGGTACTTTTTGTCTTTTGGTTTACAAGTTGTGTTTAAATATTCTTTAACAGCAGCTTTTTTCTTTGCTTGGTACTCAACTATAGGTACTACATCGTTACACATAGTATATACACGGGTACCTTCAGCTAACATAAATCCTTTTCGCTGAAGTTCAGCACACCTTAACATACGGGTTAATTCGTAGTCAAGTCGCATCTTTTCTTCAATGCGTTGAGATATACGTTTACATCTACGCAAACCTGATATATCCAAAGGGAACATAAAATTAATTTGTCCTCCCCAGTTTTCAGCTATTGTGTAGGTTCTTTGGTCCATATTTTCATCAAAGGGAACCGTATGATTCCCCATGTAGAACGGACTGAACGTCATCGTGGCACCGTTACAGGACACTCCAGAACCATAGTGCTGCCTTGAAGGAGCACCATTATTCTGAAATTGGACAGCTTGGTTTGTCACATTCCCTGTCGCTGCTGCAACGGGATTTGACACATTATTAGTTTCGTCTTCAGCTTTAACAGGAGCTACTGAGAGAAGACAGACAAGGAAACAGTAGTAGAGTCCGTTTCGATAGTTCTTTCTATCTCTGTTAACTCTATTACTTGACTTGCTGCTCTTGTTACTACCTCTAGTGAGAAGTCTGAACCAGCTGTTGTCATATTGAAGATTGAATCGCTGTCTACTATTCCTCCAGAGGTTGCTGAGGTATGGGTTATGTTGTCGCCTGACCACTTGTTTAATGCGGCTCCATAAGTTGTAGTAGTAATTTCTTCTGTTATTTCTTGAGTTGTAGTTGTAGTACTGTTCATAGAACCCTGAGTAAAATTGGGTTGAACTAATTCTGCTCGTACAACGGTTGGTGTTAGCAGTAACAACGGTAAAAGCCATAACTTTTTCATGCTTTAGGTTTGTCTTTAACCATTGGACAGTTGACGGGGGCTTTGTTTTTGTTATTATTCCCAGTGGTCAAACCAAATGTGGCAAGTGCTCCCGTGAACACACTGGCAACGAACGTGATATCTGAATTACCTGATTTTTTAACCATAGGTAGCTCAACATAATTCATTGTTATAATCAGATAAAGCCCGACCAAACCACTACTCCAAGACGCACAAAAGTTCCAAGAATCTGTATTTGATGTTCTTGGTCTTCAGCAGCATCTTTAAGTTTGCTTAAGAGGTTTGGTTTCGGGCTTCCTTTTTCTTCTTCTGGTTTTCCTTCCATGTATCGACTTTTTTCTGTAAGAATTTTTGTACTTGTTTTTTAATCTTGTTAAAGAAAGGCGTAGCAAGGGTCGTAGTGGCTACAGCTGCTACAGCTGCGTAGGTAGCCGTAGCTACCACTTCAGCCGTAGGAAGAGGCAAATCTATCTTTATAACAGGTATACTTAAACTTGGTTGTCCAGTTTTAGTTTCTGTCTCTTCTTTTTCGCTAGGTGCTTCTTCCATCTCCACTCCCTTAGGGGCTTCCAAATTCTGTGGAGGAATGACAATCGTTGGAAAGACTGGCATCTCTGCTGACGGTTGCTTTAGAGGGATGCTAGGCATGTCTAAAGCATTTGGAAGTTTACCTCGTCCTAAATTGATGGATGGGATTTTCACCTATTCTGGAACCCAACCATATGGTTCCCATGCGTTCGGATCATTAATCTTACTAAGATCTTCGGGAACCCATTTATAAGTTTTACCGTCATCTGTTGGATGATCGTTTTTCCAACCGTTATCATATTTATATTTAAAATTAGCCCAATCACTAGGTGAATCAGGTACATTTTCAATAATAGTACTATTAGTAGAATTTAATTCATGTACAATATATTCTGCGGGATCACCAATAGTTGTAGTAGATGAGTCTTGGTTAACAACCACAGAGTCTTCCCACAAAAATATAGAACGTTTAGTTGAATTTTCAATTAATGTTTTCATAAATTTATTGTAATAATAATGTACTAGAACTTAAAGCTACACCAGCTTTTGTATTTGTACTGTACGAATCATTTGCATCAGGAGTACCGTCACCACCTACATAATATTTACTACCAGTAGTTAATCCAGATAAACTATCTACGACAGTTCCTGGAAGCTGAATAGTTGCAGTAGCACCATTACTATAGTTACCGTCTGAAAATCCTATATATTTATCAGAGGACATAGTTGAAGTTGCTGCTGATCTTCTAAGGAAGTAGGCATTATTACTAGATGATGTGTTATAGAGCCACATCCATGTAGCACTATCTGTTGAACTACAAACTCCTGGAGGAGAGTGTACATAAGTTGTACCTGCTATACTAGCTGTAGAACCTAAACTGAAGGAAGGTTGGCTACCAGTACCACTTATAGTCACTGCTCTTTCTTTAGAATAACTATGACTCATATAAGTTATAAGTAATAGATCGCTAGTTTTATTATAATCCATCCACTCCTGTTGGCTATTACTATTTATATCACTACCTGACATTACACTGGTAAAAGTACCATGTGAAAGCGAACCGTTTACTACATTAGCAGCAGCAGCATAGTATTTATTATCATTGGAAGAATGATAACCCATAAAATAACTTTGATTAGTTGAATCATAGCAACAATCAAAACCATAAGGTGTGAAACCTGTAGTATATCCTATTTTTGGAACATTATTGGTAATAGTTGGGTTTTGATTCCATCCACTATGCTGGAAACACCCCATCATATACATCCCACTACTCGTAGATCTACTATAAACAACCAAAGCTTCATTCCTATCTGAATTCCAAACAGCACTGGTTCCATTATTAACGCTAGTTGTATCAAGGCTAACGTAGTTAGAAGTACTTGGAGCGTTTGCAGGGACACTTGAGTTGGTCTGAACAAGACGGCATCTTAATCCTGATCTTATATAGAACCACATAAAAATACTATTACCTGTATATACTAGCTTACCACCACCAGCATTTGCGTTCCAACCAGTACCTAATGGGGCATGTTGTGAACCCATTGAAATAGATGTACCACTTACAGTAAACTGTTTCATTTTGTGGTAATAAGAGTTAGTAGTACCGCTTTGTGCCTCCCATATACCTACATTATTATCACTATCCCAAGCTATATTACCTGGGCCTTGGACACCACTTGTTATAGCATTAACGGGTGTTCCAGCAGTAATAGTACCATTAGCGTTCACTTTAACTGCACACAAAGATCTATAACCTGTTCCTGGATTATAGAAACCGTATACAAAAGTATCACTACCTACATAAACACAGCTACACTCGTTTTGGTAATAAGTACTCATTTGAGCAGAGTTACCCCAAGTTGCTGGTGATGCCGTAGGGTGGCTAACTGTACCATTACTATTAATAATCACACCCTTAGCATTAGTTAAAGAACCACTAGCTGTTGCTGTAATTGATCCACCAGACGCAGGTAGGTTGGTTATATTTGATCCATCAAAAGCAAGACCATTTATTCTGGATGCTGGTAGCGTTCCAGAGGAAAGATTTGAAGCATTTAATGAACTTAAACTTGCACCCGATCCACTAAAGGTAGTCGCTTCACATGTTCCAGTTATTTCTACTCCCGTACTTTTTGTCTGAAATTTTAGGTTATTATCGTAGTAAATTTTAACATCAGTACCAGCAGTTCCCCTGAGATAAGTATGTGACCCATTAGCATCAGTTAAATACGTCATATCACTTCGTATCCACAAAGCATCAGAGTCATTTTGGATGTATCCGTAGTAACTACCGTCGTGCCAGATTGATAAATCTTGAGAATTACCAAATCGAGCTTTACCGTTATCAGCAAAATCTAACTGTGCTCCACTAGCAGTTATAGATGTCAGAGCATTTAATTCGTTAGCCGTACCCGAACCAGTAATAAGTCTATTAGCTGCGTTGTTGTTGATTGTTGTTCCAGTTACTGTCTGCCAAGTATTGTCACCTCTTAGGAACTTGGAGCCAGTTGCTCCTGATCCAAGTCTTGCTGTAGCTACCGTTCCAGAAGACGCATTAACAGCAGCTAACGCTTGATCTGCGGTTATAGCACCTGTATTACTATTAAAACTTGTTACTCCACCTGTAGGACTTTGTAAGTGAGTGAAATCTGACATACTGTTAGAAGTTCCACTATTCCTAATATATGTCTTACTTTCATCAGTTCTAATAACTACATCACCCTCTTGTGTCGTTAATGCTAACTGAGCACTTTGACTATTAGCAGTTTGCACTGTTGTAATAGCAAGAGCGTTTTCCCACTCTAAAGTTGTAGGTGTTGAAGCACCAGCTTTTAAGTATTGATTAGCACTAGGAGCAGCTGCGGGTAATGTTAAGACAACATTACTTGGTACCGTAGCTGGAGCAGTTAGACTAATTGAATGTGAATCATCATCATCTGTTAACTGTAAGTTATCAGTAATAACAATACTACCCGATACAGTTGGGTTATTTGCAGGTAAAACTTGAGTCCAACTTAAATTTCCTGATCCATCTGTTTTTAAAACATAACCTGCTGTTCCATCAGCTGTAGGCCAACTTAAACCGTCAAGTACAACTTTACCAGACCCATTAGGAGCAATAGGTATATTACCATTACTAGCTGAAACAATAGAATTCCCGTTGACATCTAAATTACTTCCAAGTTTCACAAGTCCAGACCCATTAGGATCTAACGTAATATCTGCGTTACTTGTTGTAGTAATATTACCAGTATTAAATGTAACATTTCCTGAAGCACCTAACGTACCAACAGTTGTGTTACCAGCACCTAATGTACCAACAGTTGTATTTCCAGCACTTAATGTACCTGTAGTAGTTAGATTTTCATCTCCAAAACCAATCGCTCCAGTACTATCAGTTATAGTCGCTGCATTAATAGTTGTAGTATCAGCTTTTAACGATCCACCGTCTATTTGACCAAGTGCAATAATCCAACCTGTTGTAGATAAATTCTCATCTCCAAAACTAATTGATCCACTACTATCTGTAATAGAACCATTAGCAAAAGTTAAGTTACCAATAGTTGAACCAGTTAAAGCATTAAAGGTACTTCCAATAGTGACTACACCAGTACCAGCTGGATCAATTGTAATATTATCATTATTATTACTTGTGACAGGGCCAGTTAAAGTAATACCTTTAGATTCTACCTTACCAGATCTTTGATCAATAACAAACGTATCACCAACCTTAAATTTACCAACATGGTTAGTACTTGATTGCCAAACCTTACCCATATTTCTATTGACAACTTCATTAGCCTCA